TGGCCGTCCCGTGGGAGTCCCCAGGATCAATGGGATCATACCGAGTTTCACCCCGATATGTCAACCGTCACCCAAAAGTCCAAGCCTGATGGCCTGCGCCCTGAGTTCCTCAAGGCTGTTGGACGCATCAAACTCGACATCGTTCTCCCTGAACAGAGAAACAATCGCACGCTTCGAGAGTGAAGATGCCGGCGTCAGTTCGGGTACCTCTTCAGCCTCGTCCGCCTGCTTGATCTCATCCTCGGCGTTTTCCGAGAGTTTTCTCTCCAGTTCCGCGATCCTGGCGTTGGCCTCGGCAAGCCTCTGGACGGCCACGGCATGGCTGATAGGCTTGGTCGCGTTGACGAGGTTCTGGAGCGCGTTCGCAGCCGCTTCCTCCTCGTTGCCTCCGAATCCCTCGCAGTACGGTTGGTTGGTGGCGTTGTCCACAACGACGCACTTGACATCACCCTCAACGGAACGATGTACGAACGAGTATGACGATCCGTTTTGGGCGAACTTCTCACGAATGGACTTGCTGATATTTGCCATGATTCAGTTCCTCAAGAGATCCCTCGACGACGCGCTTCCTCTGCCAACGCTTTCACATCGACAGGCATCTTGCCTGTCCTGAGCGCTTCGGTGAACAACTCTCTGCGCTTGTTCGGATCAGACGGCAGCGCCGACCTGTTGCCGGGAAGCGAACCGGACGACACAGGCGATCCGGTTGATGATCCTGTTTTCTGCTTGTGGACACGAACAAGGCCCTCGACGGCAAGACGGATACTCGATTCGCCCGCGTTCGGGTCCTGCACGACCTTGTTGTAGAGGTTCACGACATCGGCGACCTCGGAATCCGACTCCATGTTCGCCGCAGCCCACGCCTTCAGGTTCTCGAATGAGTCCTGACCGCCGGCAACCTCAGCCGCCACGGACTCAAGGCGCTGGAACTTCTGTGCCATGTGCATCGCGCGGGCGCGCTGACCCTCGATGTAGTCCCTGACTACGGACTCGTCGAGCCGGTTCGCCCTTGCGATCTTCTGGATCTGCTCTTCTGACAGTTGCCCGTCGTTCTCGATCGTCTTGCGGACATCATCGGGGTCAAGGCCTGCCTTGACGAGCATCTTCTCGTGGTCGAGAACGGTGTCGGCATCTCCGTCCGGCTTGATCGTCGGATCCTCGCCCTGCTTCTTGTGCTCGCCGGACGAGAGTTTCTTCCGGAGTTCCGTGTAACTCTTGGCGAGGGCCTCGATCGTCTCCTCGGGCGTCTCACGCCTGAGGTTCTCGGGAACGACCTCGGACCACTTTGGCTTGTCTTCGGAACCCTGTTCCGGCTTCGCGTCTTCGCCGCCATCATTCGGTGCAATGGTCGGATCAGCGGCCTGCTGGTCCTGCGCCTGATCCATGCTTTCATCTTCCGGCATGGTTCCTCCTATGAACCCGTCGCCTGTGCCTCAACGATATTCCCGATCGTCTGTGCCGCCACCTGCGACACGCCCTGCTCCGTCTGGATCTGCGCCTGCCTGCGCTCCTCGGCCTCGATCTCCTCGTCGCTTCGGATGAGGCCCGGCTCGAACATCGACCTTGCACGCATGTACCGTTCGAGCAACTCGGCCTGGTTGATCCGCTTGGCCATCTCGGGCGTCTGAAACGCCAACTGCATCAGTTCCAGCAGTTTGTTGGCGTCCTCGTCCCGCTGAAGTGCCGCAAGACCACTCACGATCTCGATCTCGACCATATCCTCGGGAAGAGGCGGAACCTTGTTCTGCTTCCGAAGTTGGAACAGGGTCCTCTCAGCAAGCGGAATCTGTTGCAGATCCGCGATGTGCGCATACATGCCGCCGGTGGCGCCATCAAGTTCGAGTGCGATACGCTGGATCTGAGTAGCCGTCACACGATCCTTGTGCGGCTGGAGAGCAGATTCGACCAGCATGGCGCGGGCGAGTTCCTTTGTCAGGCGCTCGATCCCGTCACTGATCATCTGGTACTCCGGGATCTGCTGATAGGACAGCATGGCGATATCCTCGACCCTGCCGCCAACCACGCGCGCCCGAATCGGAACGCCGGATTCCTTCGCAAGATCGTCCGGCCTGGTCGGGCTCCCGTGGTCGATGCACGGCGTCTGCTTCGCTGCAAGGCCGAGAATCTCCAGCGAACGCATGACCAGCGTGTTCTTCGTCCGCAGCGAACCGCCCAGTGTCTCGATCAGGCCGCGACCGTAATCGTCGCCCGGTGCGAGGTCGTAGTAGGTGGAGAAGTAACTCTTGACGGTCTCCTCGGTGGACTCCTCGCCACTGCTGTTGGGGACTACACGCTTGTTCGCTTCCTGGGTGATGACCCAGCGGCGCGATAGAGGATTCCACTCAACGAGCGTGTAGATGTCGAGCAGTCGATCCCTCGGCGTCTCGTCCCGGAGTTCGTTCACGCTCAGGCCGATGGCGGCGATCTGCTCCTCGCTCAGCGACAGAGGATCGATCTGCTCCCGGACGATGTGATACAGCACATCGCACGCGCTGTCCCGCTTCGTCACATACTGGTCTCGGCGAAAGACCTTGAGCCGAAAATCCTCGGTGAGTTGTTCGAGCGTATCGCCAGTGACGAGGATCTGATCGAAAGTCTGATGCTTCGCTGCCCGGAATCCCCACGGTCTGCGGCGTCGATCGCCTTCGCCCGTTGACGACTCGAGCGCCGATACCATGATCCTCTCGGTCAAATCGAGCAGGGCGTAGGTTCTGCTCAGAATCTCCGTGCCTTCCTCTGACTGAGCAAGCCTCATCTCGACATGGCCGGGAAGTTGCAACTTGACCCAGGGATGACTCAGCGGGAAGGTGGCGGCGACCATCTTCCCCTTGAGAGTCTGGACCCCATACGAACCGTCCGACTGGAATGGCTCCGGCAACTTCCTGTTCGAGTCGTGGTCTCTCGGAGGAAGAACCGCAGGCTTGGAGAGCGAAGCCCACAGCCTCGCGCGGTCCAATGATTCCTGCCGAGCCTGGTCGTCTTTGTCGAACCATGCTTTGATCGGCCCCTCGTCAGGCATTCGTCTGGTTCCCAATGGTGTTCAGACCAGATCCGCTCGGAGTCTGGATACCCGGCTGGATCAGAAGAGATGACCTGCCACGCCGGCGCTTCTCGCGTTCACGGCGCTTGCGGGCCTCCTCAAGTGCGGTCGCCTCAGGATCTTCCGGATCGGGCGGAAGCGGCTGAATCACGGGCTTCGGTGGCGAGAACATGAGGATCATCGTTGTTCCTCGTACCATTGCAGGAGCCTGCGCGCCAGAAGGTGCGCTCCCCAGTCCATAGTATACCTGATTCTACTGCTCTGGTCGTGCAGTTGTTCCGGATCAATGGGGACTACTCTGGTATGTTCGACCAGCATTCGCACGAGTTCGTATGCGTGAAGCGGAGGATCTGCATCGAACAGTCCACCCGCTCCATGCCCGTCATGTGCAGTTTCCACTGGATCCATCTGTAGAGGTCTCCCGGCGTGCCAATCCACCTGTCCACCATGATACCACCCACCTGAAGGTATCGTGTGGCGACCTCCACACAGTCGTTGCTGCGGAATCTTCCCCTCGTGAGCCAACGCAGAGCGGCCCTGAACACGCCAACCCGACCAGGCTTCCACACAGATTCGAGTTCAGCCACGCGGTCCGTCGAGATCACACACACCACCCGGACGCCACGCGGAACACACTCGAACTCGTCGCGCGTGAACACGATCGGTCCAGCCAGAGTCTGGTCCAGCACGATCTCACCGTCCGAGATCGCCACATGGTCGAACCTCGTCCCGGTCACGAGCCGGTAGATCCACAGTTCGAGATGGTGCTTCAGGTGGCGCCAGCGAAACGGATGCCCCCCACGCATGAAGTAAAGAACCACGATTCCGCCAATGTTGTTCATGTCCTATCCTCAAGATCACGAGGATGCGCTCAGCAGAAAACATAGAGGCTCCTGAGCACTTGCGAGAGATCGAGTTCGCCAGGGGGCGGAGGTTCAGGCAGGCCCAGGCCGTAGTTCTGCTCGAACTGGGTGTGGAGGTCCTCCAGAAGCGACTTCTTGTGGATCCTGTAGAAGCACCGCCTGATGATGGCCGAGAGTTCCTCCATTTGCGACGGGTGACACCTGTAGGCATCGTGCACAAATGAGGCGTGAATACCGACATCCTGCGCCTCTGTGGCGACCATGAACATGTGGCTGGCATCCACGGAATGGACGAAGTTCGGCACAATCCCATTGCGCTGCCGCACCGTGCTCAGTTTCTTCTCGTTTTCCGGGACACGCAGGTTGATCGACTGGATCGCGGTGTAGATACGAGACTGCTTCTCGTTCCAGTAGCCCTGCATGACGGGGAATCCGATGGGCGAACGCCACATGACTGGGACCTTCCGGAGCGACGCGATCTTGCCGGCACAGTGCCTCAGCCAGTCCATTGTCGCCACAGAATCGGCACAAAGCGACTTCACTGCCCTGTGGATGATCTTTGCACCGTACACGCTCGCGTCGTAGGCATCCTCGTAGTCCACGCCCATATCGAGAAGCGTCTCGTACACCTGCTCACGCATGCCGATGAAGGTGACACCGTAGACCGTGGTCATCACGGGCTGCTTGACCAGTTTGCGGCTGATCCTCGGAAGCAGGACCAGGGCCTCCTTCTTTCCCTTTTCGGCATCCGCACGAACGATCGGCTCGATCTTCGCCGCGATGTCCATGTAGATGTCCTTGGGGCTGTCTGACGGCACGAGGTTCACAGCCCTTCCGCACCCGAGGTCCAGGCCCATCGCCGCAAAGTGCTGGAGACCATTGCAGGTGCCGTCCACCTGGACCACGGCATGGCGTGCGGCGTCCTCGAACGCGAACGCCATGCACGCGGCGAGGAACTGCCAGGGATTCCCATCCCTCGCACCCTCGCTCGATTCGTCAGCGTGCATCCAGAAGGTGTGTTCAAGCGGGTCCATAGCACAGCGGATCATGTCGTCCATATGTTCGTCTGCCCAGGCTATACGCTCTGCGAACGGCCTCTTGTCGAGGCCGTACATGTTCGCCGCGTGCACCTTGAGCCACCACTCGCCGGTCTCATCCAGTTCGATCTCCTCTCCGTGCTCAAGCAGGCCACGGCACAGGTCGTTGCCCTGGTGGTGCAGAAACGAAGCGAACGGATAGGCCCGACCACGGAAGTCCAGTTTGTGCGGGTAGTAGATCCTTTCCTCGTTGCGGTATTCGTTCGCCATCGAGAACCGGAGCAGGAACATCCTCCGCTTCGATGGCAGAATCCGCTCGTTCAATATGAACGCGTTTCTGCGTTCAACCACATTCCTCGGGTCCTGGTTCCCGTCATCGTCGAACACCTTGTCCGGGACCGGCACATCGTTCCTCGACGGGATGCCGAGGATTCCACCACCCCTTTCCCATACCGCCTGCACGACATCGAGAACGCGACGATTGATCCTGTGTGGACATGCGTTCACAGCGTCGAGGCCACGATAGAGACGCGTCAGGTCCGCACGCTCGATGCACTCCCTGTGGAGCGGCACGGCCTTCGGTACCAGCGGGGTATGAACCCGAAGGTATCCGCCGTCCGGGTACTTCCTCGGCTCGACGATCATCGGTTCGTAGACCGGGCGCATCATCGACCTTCGTTCGTGGCCCTCATCGATGAGCGACTTTGCCGGCTTAGCCATGCGGATCACGCCCATCGTTCGCCCACCACGGAGCCCGATCTTGCCGTGCACAAACCCGCGCGTCAGGCCGCCGTTGCCGCATGGAACGAACGCTATCTCCACAAGTTTCGAGAGCAGGAAACCGCCTGTGGCAACCGCACACTTGCGGTCGAGAAGGCTCTGGCCATGATGCTTCTTCATCCACGAGTTGATGTAGGTCGGCGTCAGTGTCTTGCACTTGCGCTCGAGCGCACGGAGAGAGCACCGATACGCTGCAATACGCTCCTCGCGCAACTCATCGTCGTTCAACTCGCCGAGCCTCTCACGGATCGACTGCTGCCTCTCCTCGTCCAGCCTCTGCATGATCCGGTAGTGGATCTCGCTGAACGCATACCGACCGATCGCGTAGCAGACGGACGATATCTTCGCGCCGCTCGGATACAAGAGAGTCTGGTCGATGGTCGTTCCGATCGTAATCAGCGCAAGCGTGCCGGCGTCGAGTGAGTCCAGGATCGGACCGTACAGATGGCGCCCGGGCGCGTGCTTCCCCGCCCTGATCTCATCCTTCTCGATATTGATGATCTCGGTCAGGTCGGGGAGCCAGTAGAGCATGAGGCGTTCGCACGCAACAAGAGACGACGCGCCCCCCTTGCCAGTGATCCTGTCAACGGCATCCCGGTATCGGATGACGCCATTGAGTACGGAACGCTGCTCGATCTCGATCTGCCGCCTCATGGCGTCTTCCATGTGGCGTTCTCGATCGCAAGTCGCAGGTCCCTGTTCGTCGCACCTGACGCAACCCACTCCCTGAGATCCTTTCCCCGCCTTGGCCTGATGATGGCGACATCAGTCAGATTCCCGAGATGCTCGGCAAGCCGCCTTGCGCCGAGAACACCGGGACCGTCCGCGTCAGCGACGATCACCACCGGCGCAGCACCATGATTGCGGATGAACCTGCAAGCGTCAATCGCACCCGACGAGCACGACGCGCGACCGATCGCGTAGAAGCCGAGATCGAGAGCGACCGCCGTGTCCGTCGGACCCTCACAGACAAGGATCGGACCGCCCTCGTGGACCATCGATGGAATGAAGAGGCCGTTCCTGCTACCACCGACGGCGAACTTCCTTCCATCGCGTCTGCGGAGCCGGATACCGACACACTTCCCATCCCCATCCCGCATTGGGAACGACCACGCATCGTGCACATCGGACCAGCCTATGCCGAGCAGCCTCATACTCCTCGAACTGCACGGTGCCATATCTTCCTCGATACACCTGTGCATGCCATTGCTGATGGCGCAGAAGTGAGAATGGGAAAGACGCTTGAAGTCGATCCTGGCTGGAACCACCCTCTTTGAGAACGACAGAACCTTCCCATTGTGGCTCTCGCCGTTCTCGTTCATGTCGTGCAGGTAGCCGGCGCTACCGAACGGCCTGTCGCTCCATACCCTCGGACAGCACGCAAGGTTCTTCGATTCGTTGTAGATGCACCAGTCAGGCTTGCCGCAGATGGTGCATCTGCAATGCCTGCTGACACGCTTCCATCCGGGCGGAAGGCCCATGCGAAACCCTCTCCATCACCCTCTGGCTTCCTGCTTCCTCTTGATGATCGAGTCGATCAACTCTGATGCCTCGGAAAAGGTCATCCCCTCACGATACGCGCCGTGCCTTTTCAGGAATCGCGTCTGCTTGAAGGTCGGTAGGCCGTTCTTGCGACGATGGAATATCTCGTCGATCATCTGAGACGCCTGGCGCCGGGTCAGGCCCTCCGGGTCGATCCCGTTCTTCTCCAGGATCTCGGCCTGCTTCGGGGTCGGTGGAACCGAGCGGCTCGGATGGGTCCTCGACGGCTGGATGTCGAACACATCGAACGGATCAACACGCTTGACCTTGTATCTGACGCCGACCTTCTTCGCCATCTTCCCGACGAGCCGGAGTTCACGCTTGCGACGCTTCTCCTCTTTCGCGCGCTCGATCTCACGCTGGGCGTCCTCGATGATCTCCTCGACACTCTCGGCTGTCCTGCCGCGTTGGACCTTGTGGGCCGCCTCATAGAACTCGTCGTCGCGCTCGCCGCCGAGGATATCGACAGCAGTCACCAACTTGTGCCGACCAGAGTTGCCGGCAAAGTCGATCACCTCAAGGTACGGCTTGCGGCTCCTCCTGATCGCCTCCACACGCTCCTCAGCACTCTCGATGCCGTCGATCACACCAGGGAGCGTTCTCGTCCCGCGTCCGATCATCTGAGCGTACTTCGCGCGGCTGAGGGTCGGCCTGCACATCGCCACGACCTCAATACCCGGTTCGTCGAAGCCCTCGGTGAACACATCGACATTCACGAGGAACTGGAACCTGCGCTGACGGTAGT